CGAACGTCTGCGGGTAGCGCGGGTCCGCTTTGAACCCGCCCGCCACGCGGACGTTCACCGCATCCCCGGACTTCACCTTTTTGCAGCTCACGCCTGAGAAGTCCACGATCAGCGGCCTGCCGATGCCGACCGTATAGGGGCCTGCATCCGCATCGCTGTTAGCCGTCGCAGACAGAGTGAGGGTCGCTCCGTCGCCCGCGAGACCCCAGACCGCATAGGACTTGCTGAAGTCGGTGAAGATCATATCCTCCCCGTCCCATTGCAGGGAAATGGCCCCGTAGTCCCTGCCGGAGGCCCCACCGTGCGGGTACCACCCCAGGCTCGCCGGGTCCACCTGTGTGAGGATCGGGTTCCACTGCTCCACGGCAGCATTCCAGGTTTGGGTATCCGATAGCGTCGCCGCCCCGCAGGACACTACCACCGATCCAGGGTTGACTATCTGCCAAGTGTCCTCCACCTTGGTCTCGTGCGCATACACAGGGGCTGCATCGCGCCCCGTCGTCGGGCTGCTCGTGCGTTCGCGGTAGAGGCGGCACGCGCTCACCGCCAGAGAGTAGTTCGCACTGACCGTCCAGGGCGTAGGGTCGGAGGCGGTCTTCGTAATCAGGGCCGTCGCGACCACGCCGGCGTTTTGATACTTGGTCTCGGGGTCCTCGCCGGCCCAGACACTCTCCCCGATCCAACATACGAAGACGCCCTTTCCTTCTTCGTAACTCTCCCCAGGGATTTCCCATGTGCTGCCGACGCCCAGGGAAGATAGGTCATAGCAATAGCGGCCCACATTCCCATTCCAGTAGGCTGCCGCCAGGCCACAGGATACCCCGCCGCCGTCAATACTCAGGGTATGCAGGGGCCGCTTCTCGGAGTAGAGTTCCTCTGCGTGGTAGAGCGTGAAGGTGCCGGTGAGCTCGGCTCCGCCATCGGTTACCGCCGTTTTGACCTTAGCCATAATCCGCTTTCCAGGAAGGGTCCATTTGGTCGTTTCTGGCTGCGGCTTTGTCTGCGGCCCCCTGTGCACAATTCCTCGCACCTGGCGGCTCGCGGCCCGCACCATACTGCGCGGGTTCATCGATGCCAACCCACCCAAAAGCAACCCCGCCGCCAGGATATACGGAACCATCACCAGTAGCCTGCGTGTGCGCCGCCCGCTCGCCGTTTCATCCTGCACTTTGTCAACCGCTCCTTTGTGTGGTCGCGACTTCGGAATGATTGTAGCACAAAGGAGGAGCTTGCGCGGAAATACATCCTTAGGCATAGGAGGCCACGCGGACGGCCTTGCCGACCTCATTGCGAGCAACCTGCCGCAGAGCTTCATCACCGTATATCGGCGCGTTGAAATTCACCACGACAGTCCGACCTGTCAGCGCCCCGTTTGGGATGATACTGCCCGTAGCGGGTGCCGTGAACAGTTCCGGCCCGCGCTCACCCACCAGATAGGTTCTGCCCGCGAGCACCGACCCGCCGGAGGCCATTGCACCCGAGGCTCCCATTGCCTCCCACGTGCTATCATGCGCCCGCGTGGAGGCGACCACGCGCTGCTTCGGCGTCAATCGCGCCGGCGTGCCGGTGGACTTACCCGCAGTGCCAGCCGTCGGCAGGTCCGCCTGCTTCTGCTTCATGTCTTCCAGCGCCTTCGCCACCCGCTCAATCGCCTGTGCTACCCGGTCAATCGCGTCCTCCTGCGCCCGCACCAGCGACTCCTGGGCATTGCGCAGCGCACGATCCGCCTGCACGATCCGCTCCGAGGCATCCTCGCGGGCCTTCACCAGCGCCGCGTCCGCCTGGGTGATCTTGTCGGAAGCCTGTTGGGTGGCCTCGGCGGCAGCGATTCGGGCATCGGCAAGCTGCTGCTCGGCCTCCGCAATCCGCTTGGGCGCGTCCACCTGCACCTGCGCCAATTCCTGCTCCGAGGTCACAAGGGCCTGTTGGGCCTCCTGCCACTGCTCAAGCGCCCGCGCGGTGTCTTCGGCGGCCTTCTGCCGCGCCTGCGATACCGATGTCTCTGCGTCTTTGCGGGCCTGCAGCAGGTCCTGCTGAGCCTCCATAAGGGCGCGGGCATTGCGCTGGGCCTCGCTTTCGCGTACCCCACCAGCAGTTAGCTGGGCATCCCGCAAGCGCCCCTGCGCATCCGTTATCCGTTGTGCGGCATCCTGTTGGGCCTTATTGATGTCCCCACGGCCCCCGGCCATAGCGCGGGCGATATCCTTCTCTGCCTCCGCGACTCGCTGCTTGGCCTTGGCGAGGCCCTCCTCGGACCGCACCATATCCTCTACCGCCCGGCGGGAGGTCTCGGCGGCACTCTCCTCAGCCTTGCTGATATCGCGGCTGGCCTTGACGGCGGCCTTGGCGGCATCTTCGCGGGCCGTGACCGTAGCCTGCTCAGCATCCACGATTTCCTGCACGGTTTCCTGTTGCGTTTTGGCCTGCGACTTGAGGGCATCTTCCAGCGACTCCTTAGCATCACGCACCGAAATGGCGGCATCGCGTTCGGCGCGCCGCCTCTCATCAAGGGTGCTGCGGTAGCTTTTCGCGCTCTCATCGTAAGCACGTCGTGCGCCGGAAATGGCCTTGGTTTCATCCTCGAACTTCTTCGTGGCCTCGGCAGCAGCATTGCCCGCATCCTCGGTCCCTTCGGCAGCCTCCTTGGCAGCCTTGGCCTTGTTTTGGAAGTGCCGCACAACCAGCGCAACCGCGCCGGCCAGGATGCCCAGAAGCATCAGTATCACGCCCAGCGGCCCCAGCAGCGCCTTCCAAGCCGCCTGCGCAGCCACAGCCACGGAAGACAGTGCGCCTGCCAAGGTCAGGTTCGCAGCACTCGCGGCAAGGGATATCGCAATGTCCTTCAGCTTCGCCCAAGTCAGCCCGCTATAGGCCTTCGCGAGCCCGCCAAGGACTGCCGATAGCCCCTGTTCACCGAGGGCGATTTTGGCGTATGCAGAGAGCTTCAGGTAAGCTCCCATGGCGATGATCAGCGGCCCGAGAGCAGTGGCGACCAGGCCCAGGGCAGTAGAGGCCTTTACACACCACTGCCCGATAGGCGTTTTGATGAAGTCGGTCGCAGAGGCGATCATCTCTGAGAAGGCAGGGATTAGCCCCTTCAGCGCCGGAGTGAGCACATCACCGACAGCGGTGGCCGCGTTCTTTGCTGCATCGCCAAGGTTGGACCACATACCTATTAGGGTCTCGGCGAATTTCGCCATGCCGCCCCGGAAGCGGTCGCCGAGGAGTTCCTTCAAAGCATCGCGAAGCCGCTTTTGGCCCTCTACGGTAGCGGCATCGACGCCTCCCCCAGAGGCCGACTTAGCACCGTAGCCAATCAGTTGTGAGCCACTAATTCCGAACTCCTTGAGCCGCTCCAGCCCGCCACCGGATACCGCATCGGCGACGGCCTCGACGGCATCCGTCACGTCCTTGCTCATGGCCCCGGCCATATCGCCGACCAGGTTGAACCATTCCTTGGCCTTGAGACCGTATGACTCCATTCGCGCAACCGCATCGACCACGCCGGAAACATCGAAGGGCGACTGGGCCGCCTTGCTCTTGGCCCACTCCATCATTTCGGCGGCCCTAGCTCTGCTTTTTAGCACGACCGAGAGCTTGGCCTGGTAGCCCTCCATCGACATGGAGGCCGCGACACCGGCTTTTGCCATGGCCAGCAGCGCCACGCCCGTAGCGGTAATGGCAATGCCTGCCGTCCTGGCGGCATCCGCCGTTTCATTCCACTTGTCAGCGGCCTTGCGGGCCATATCCAGTCGGCCTTGCAGGGTCCCGAGCTGCTTGTTGACCTCCTGGAAGGCCTTCGCAGCATGATTCTGGGCATTGAGCAGCAGCGACACCTTCATAGTCCGCTCAGGCATCGCCGCTCAGCTCCTCGTTCTTCAGTCGGATTAGGTCGCGGACCGCGCCCGCGCCATGGCCCTTAGCGATAAGCTCCTGCACCTTGCCGTCGATCTCCAACTGCACCGACAGCCGTCGCACCTGCCACAAGTCAAGCTGCATAATCTGCGGCAGTGTCATTCCTGTCTCCCGCATTAGGCTCCAGCAGAAGCGTCCCCAGGTACCCCCGCGACCTTCTCCACCGCCGCTTCCACGTCGCCCTTGGGCGGGGGGACAAGCGCCATGATCGCCTCGCCCATGGCCTCTGTGTCGGTGAAGTCAATCTGGTCGCCGAGCTCTTCCAGTGTGCTGCTATACCCGGCGCGTTTGGCGGCGTGCCATATGAATAGGCGGGTGTACTCCATCCCGCCTTCCGCCAACCCGGCCCGTTCGATGTCGATCATGGCATTTAGGGTCGGTGGGTAGAGGTCCACGTCACCAGATGCCAGGTGCAGCACAACACGGCGCGGACCCTTGCCGGCGAGTTCGCCCAACTCACGCAGGCTGGTACTGTCGGCCATTCGTTGTCGCTCCTTGCAGAATCAGAAAACCCGCCACCAGGGCGGGCTTGTAGTGGTGCATCGCGGGCGCTTTGCCTAGGATGCCGCGAAGGTGCAGGCCCAAAGGGCCAGGTCGTTCAGTTCGCCGACGGAGGTAAGCGACCAGACCACTTCATCTGCCGCGCCGCCCAATTCCAGCGGTGCCGAGGTCAGGTGCATCCCGGAGCCGCCGGTGAGGTCCAGCGTGAAGGTCTTCGGCGTTGTCTCGGCGTCCGTCCCCGTGAACTTGAAGCCAACCGTGCTCACAGTGTCGCCGCTCAAGTCGATCCCCAGCGGGGCGCGGAACCGGGCGGTCAGCGACACCTCGAAAATGCCAGGGTCGGCCCACTCAGGCAGGCGTTGCGACCCGGCGGTCTTCAGATCCAGCGACGTCTTCGCCACCACGCCGGTGTTCGCCGTTGCCTCCCACCCGATGCACTTGTAGCCGGAGCCGCCCAGTAGCACAGAGCCGGTGTGCCATACCACGATGCTGTTTGCCTGCGCCGCGGCGGCGGAGGCGATAGTGACCTTCTCCTCGCCGAGGGCCAGCCACTCGTAGCCCGCGGTCAACACGCCGCCAACCTCGCAGGCGAGTTTCGCGGAGGTCAGATAGCAGTCACTCTGCTTCTTTGCCTCATTAGTCGCGCCAACCGGGCCTCCCTGTAGGGACTTGATCACTGTCGGCAGCGCGCCCACAGTCGCGGGCTTGAGGCAGTTGAGCAGGTCAATACTCTGTACCTCAGTAGTCGCGGTGCCGCCCGGAATGTAGAGCCCCCGGTAACCCGTCGCCTGCCCGCCGATACCAGCGGACTGGGTGTAGGCGGCTTCATCCCGCGCCGTCAGTGACCCGGTGCCCTTGTCGAAACGCGCCCAAGTCGAACTCCCGGCTATGTCATGCTCCAGTGTCAGGTTGAGCCCCACGTAGGTACTCATGCGGTTTCACTCTCCTCGCGTTTTTGCGGTCTTCTCCCGCCTGGGTACGCGGGGGTCATCCTCAGTCAAGATCACGTTCTCGGCCTCCTCGCAGGCCAACTTCCTGCGGTAGGCGCGGAGTTGTTCGGCATCCATTTCGGCGCAGAAACGGCTATAGAGCATGGCCCAGCGGTCGGCGTCGCCGGGGCGGTCGATCACATCGCCCGGCTGGTATCGCTCCAGGCGTTGCAGGCACACAAGCGGCATGGCTTAACCTCCCCTGTTGGGCTGCTTGAGCGTAACGGTGATGTCGGCAATCTGGCAGGGCACGGAGCGCCCGGGTCGCACCGCGAAGGCGTAGCTAACCGGGCCAAAGGTCAGGATCGTGCCCGCCTCAAGCTGCCGGTTCGCCGCGCACACCGCCTGCACAGCCTCCACGGCGGCCACGAGCAGAGGCCCCTCGGTCTCCGGCTTTTGCCAGGGTGTCTCCACCAACACCGTCACCGCCCGCTCACGTCCAAACTCACTCATGTGGATGCCGACTTCCTGTGTCTCATTGAGCGGGTGTACATAGGCCGTCAACTGGGTGGGTGGCTCGGTGCGCCAGTAGGCCTCCACCACGGGTGCGGCATCGGCAGCACGCAGCAGGGTCACAAGTTGGGTTACCAGTGTACTGGTGGTCATTTCGGCTCAATCGCCTTCCAGACAGCGGCGGTCATGGCGTCGGCAACCTTCCCCTCGGATTGCTCGAGCGCCGGTTGCAGGTAAGGCCGCGCGGGGATAACTACCTGTCGGCGGAGCAGGTATTGCACCTCTCCCATACCATCCACCAACACATACTGCCCCTTCAGCGTGGTCCCCAGGTGGAGGTCTTTGTACTGTGTCGGGCTGCCCTTCCTGCCGCCGATTGGGATGGCGAGGAAGGGGTGCCCCTTCGGTTTGATGACACCGCCGAACTCGTGGATAGCCGCATACTTCACGTTCGTGCCGACCTCGGCATAGAGCCCAGGCCCGTCCACCCGGTGCGTCAGCGACTGCCGCAGGTGGCCGGTCTTGCGCTCCAGATGCTCATCGTGCCCGGCGTAAATCAGCCGTTTCGCAGCGGCTTCCACGAGCAGCGCACCGCGCGTCAAACCGTCGACCACGCCTGCTTGCAGGTTGCCGTCGGCGCGGTGTGCCCACTCGGCGGCCTCCCTCGCTCCTTGCACCACCATCTGCAGGTTCATTCTTCGGCCTCCGGGTCGACCTCAGCCAGTATGGCAACCGTCATGCGGCTTCCCTGTGCGGCATGGTCGCGCACCGTGCGGACCTCGTACTCCTCGCCACTCTGCAACACCACGTGCCTGCCCGCCGCCAGCGTGCTCCCGTAGCGGCACCGCAGGATGTGCGTCGCATCGGCTTCCAGGGTGCGGCTTTCGCGGCGCGCACCCGAGGCGTTTAGCGCCTCTACACTGCACCGCCGCCAGGCCAGATCATCCGGCTCCCAAGTGTCTGTCTCGGGCGTGCGTTTGTAGACCCGGAAGCGGTCGCTAAACAGGCTCTCAAAACTCATAGCACTGTCAGCCTCCGATAGGGCCGCAACGCCGCGCCGATAGACCGGGGCACTCCCTGGTCCAACTCCTCGTAGGTCACCGAGTACCCGTCCCGGCTCTCCTGCGTCGCCCCCACGTTGCCCGCGCTTTCCATCACCCAGGCCACCAACTGCAGCAGAGCGCGTTTGAGCCCCGGCGGCAGGGTGCCGGAGGTGTAGCCTGCATGGTAGGCCACCTGGACGGAGCGGTATCCGGAGGCCCAGTAGGCTCCATCGATGCGCCTCAAAAAGCCGCTATCCGCATCCACCGCGTAATCCGTAGAGGGCACCACGAGCGCGCCTTCATCCGGGCTCTCAGTTACGGTCATGGCGTGGGTGATGTCGACCACCGGCGGCCAGTTAGGCAGCAGCAGGCTCGCCGTGTAAGGCGGAACATCCAATACTTCGGTGTAGCTGGTAAGCTCCAAGTCGCGACCGCAGTACTGCGCCGCCGCCGCCTCCGCCATGTCGATAGCATCGGCAATCTGCGGGGTGCGCTCCTCGGATTGCGGCACCCAAACCTGCACGTCGCTAACTGTGAGCAGGCTCATGCTTCACCGCCTTCCGGGGTCTCCCGCGCTTGCGCCTGGGCTCAACCGCCTCCGCCCCAGCCAGCACGTTCGGCGCGGAACTGGTGGGCTCTGCAGCGAAGGAGCTATCGCCCAGGTCCTCCCACCTACCCGGCCAATCCATCTGCAACTGCAGGGCCTTGGTGTCGCTCACCGTAATGATCTCATCGGGGTAGGCAAGGACATTCTGATTCGTCTCCGGGTCCCAACCACGGTATAGCGCGCCGCCGTTGCGCAAGGTCTTCATGACTGCCTCACTGCCCTCTCTGTATCATCCTGTTGAGCATGGCCTGCTGCGCCATGGCCTTTGCCTGCCTACCCACGAGCGCCGGGCTACGGAACTCCCCGCCCCACTGCGCCCGCTCGGCGGCAGCAGCATAAGCCTCGGCATCGGTCAGCAGTCGCACCATCGCCTCTGCCTCGTTGCCCGCCTCTGCGGTGGTGCACCAGCGGCGGAGGTCGTCGTGGCAGCTACACTCGGAGACTACCACGGGCCTGCCGAAGCCCAGCGCCGCAGCGGAGCACCCCGACTGTTCGCGGTCCGGCTCCGGGGTATCCAGGTAGCAGTAGGCATCCGCCTCGTGCAAGGCAGCCAGCAGGTCGGCCTCCTCCCACTGCTCGCGCAGGTCCACGCGCAAACCTGGAACCCGCAGAGCCTGGAGCCTGGCGGCCAGGTCGCGGTCGCAGATACGCGCCCCTACCGTGCCGCAGAGGTGCAACTCGGCTTCTGCCACTTCCGCCCGCACCTGCCGGAAGGTCTCTACTAGCTGCAGGAGGCCCTTGTGGGCGCGTACCATGCCGTGCCAGGCCAATCGGCGCTTTGCCCTATCCTGCGCCCCCTGCCAGTCTTCGGGGACCTGCCAGGCCGGGAGCGGGATGAAACGCGTCCGGTGACCCGGCACGTGGCCCACGTAGTGCGTCCAGTGCACAACCGCCTCGCCGGGCCAATCGGCCTCCAGGAAATCCGGCTTGTGGACATCCCATACCACGGCAATCTGCTCACCCCACTGTTGTAGCCAGGCAGCCCAGCCGCTTGCATCCACCGGGTGGTATTGCGCAATCACGGCGTCGTACCCCGAGGGGTCATCCGCCAGCGTAAGTAGGTCGGCACCGATTGCCTGCGCCAGCCGCCTGCCGGTATCCGCCACGCCACAGGGCCAGCGGTCAGGCGCAATCATAGCTACGCGGGCTGCCGCCACATCCAGCATCGCCTGCGTCCAGCGCCGCAGCAGGACCGGATCATTGTTCTCTACATGCCGCGATGCCTTAAGCCACAGACAGGGCTGGTAGTCGCCCGCCACGCAGTAGGGATTGATCGAGGGGCCGGTCGCAGCCAGCAGGGGCTTTTGGAGGGCTCCCGCCAGGTGCGCTGCCCCGGTGTCGGTGCTCACTACCATTTCCGCGCAGGACACCAGCGCCACGAACTCAGCCAGCGTTGTCTTACCGCACAGGTCCAGGGCCTCGGTGTCGCGATAATGCAGTGGACTGGTATGGCATAGCACCGGCAGGGCGCGTCCACGGCAGCCCCGCACGACACCCCGCACCTGGTCCTGCGAGAAGAGCTTGTCGCCCGACCCGTGCCAACTGCCCTCGGGACAGATCACCACATAGGGGCCAGCGCCTACCAGCCGCCGGGCCACTTCGCGGTGCTCCGGCAACTGCTGCAGTAGCGCGGTACGCGGGGTATCGCGCATCACCGTGCCGAGTATCCGGGCTACCTGGTCGAAAATGGGCCGGTTGCTACCCCAGTCGGTGCGGCTCCAAAACTCCAGCCGCGACGCCTGCGGGCTTACGCGCCCTTCGCCGAACAGGCGCAGCGTCGGCAGATTATCCGTGCGTCGCAACTCTCCGCCGCCGGGTTGTAGGCACGCCACTTCGGTTCGTTGCCCCTCGGCAGCCAGCGCATAGCAGGCGGGCAACGTCGCCAGACAATCGCCCAACCCCGCGCCGATCTCAAGTCGTCGCTCACGCAAAACCATGCAAAGTCTCCTCGGGAAAAAGCGTGGGCGGGGCACCTGTTAGGGCACCCCGCCCTTCTCGCGGCGGAGCGGGTCGGACAGACTAGGAGGTCAGGTTGTAGCCCATGACCGTGGTGAGGGCGGTGCCCAGCGCGTGCTTGAAGTCGCCGCGCCAGGTGCAAACGAGGTCGGTGAACTGCCCGGCGGCGTGGCGGTCGGTCTCCAGCACGATCTCCTGCCGGTCGCCGAGAACCCAGGCCGGACGCCACACCAGCATGATGCCGGTCTTCGTGGCCGTGGTGCCATCGTAGACACCCGAGGCGTTCAGCGTCTCGCGCATGAAGGGCGACGGGATCACGGGGATGCCGAGGAACTTGCCCAGCTCGCCCGTGAGTACAGTTGCCTGTGGACCGTACTTGTCGACGGTCAGCGTGACGGGGTTCTTGTCGCTATCGCGCAGCAGGAGCATCTGATTCCAGGCGCTGACGGAGACGACCCAGACCAGATTTGCGATGTCGAGGCCATACTCGCCCATGTTCTTCTTGAGGCCCATGAGCGTGTCGGCGTTGAAGGTCCCGATGTCCGCGTTGCCGGTGGTGTCGTTCATCGCCTTGCCGCGCAGTCCGATCCAGGCCTTGCGGCGATCGGCGGCTTCGGTGATGTCTGCATCCATGTGCGATGCAGCGGTGTCGCCATTGATGATGGCGTCTTCGATGCCGCGCCCAAGGCCCACGATGAGCTTGTTGCGGATGATCTGGAGGGCCACCGGCAGCGCGTCCTGACTGTACTCGAAGGACTCGATGGTCAGGGCGGCCAGTTTGATGGCCTTCAGGGTCACATTCGCGGTGGTGCCGCTGGACTCGGTCAGCCGCGTCGCGACCGTCGTGTTCTCGCCGGCCAGATAGACGGTGGGGTAGCTACCCTCTACCGGCAGGGTCACCGACTCCTGCGCCATCGTGTAGCGGCGGAAGGCGGCGGGCAGGCGCAATGCGGTGTTCACGTCCATGATGAACTGGTCACTGAACCCAGTGGGGACGTAGTCGGCACCACTGCCGTCTGTGGCCGTATCCAGTGCCTTGCAGAACCACTTGTTGCTATGGAGAGTGGACTTCTTGGGGCTATCCAACCCCCGCGTTGCCATCTCCAGATAGAGCAGGTCACTGGCCTTGCCGGCGACCCCCAGCATCAGCGGGCGGTCGGTGGGCGCACGCAGCAGGTACTCCTCGCGGATGTCCGAGGAGGTGGGCTCCTGCACCTGCACGCGACGCAACTCTGCCACCTGCTGATCGAGCTTCTGCTGGAACTCGGCTTCCTTAGCCGCCATAGCCTCGTTTACGGCCTTGGCAATGGCCTCTTCCTGCGCCTTGGGGTCGGGCGCGGGCACGGGATCGGGTGCGGGCGGTGTCGGTGGGGCAGGCGCATTGGCCTTCAGGGCCTCCGCGACGCCTGCGGCAATGGCGGACTGCAACTCGGCTACGGTCACGCCCCCGTCGTCGGGCGGTGCGGTCTTAGTCTCCTCAGCCATGATTGGCACCTCGCTATCGGTGGATGATCAGTTGTTTGCGTTCGGCGTGGCCGCTCTCGCAGCCACAGGAGCAGGCAGGTGCCTCGCGCAGGATACGCACGCGGCGCGCCTTGGGTTCCTGCTCGCTCTCGGTGCCGCCCCGGCTGGTGTCGTCGCGCTCGATCACTTCGTTGAGCGCGTCACGCGCCGCCAGGACAGCCTCACGGTTGCGGTCCGACAGGACGCGCCCGGCCTTTGCAATCTCTACCGCATCGCTGATAGGGCTCAGCGCAGCACCGATCACCTCGGCGGATGGGGCTCCGCCATCCTTGGTGAGGTGCCGGGCGAAATTGCGCAGGGCCTCAGTAGCGCCTGCCAACCGCTTCAGTTCGGAGCGCACGCGGCGCTCCTCGGGGTCCTCGATATCGGCGAACTCCTCTTCCGCCTCCTGCGGCAGCGACAGGTGCAGGCTCTTGGCTACCTGCATCGTTGCGCCGGGGTTGCAGGGGATGCTCACCAGCGACACTTCCATCAGGTCGCCGCCCTCCGTCCAGTGCCATACGCCCTCCTCGGCGTAGCCACATTCCGCGCGGGGCTTGGAGAGGTTGAAGCCCACGCTCATGGTGCGGACGATCCCCTCCTCCACTTGCGCCATGCAGGGCTCGTCGAACTCGGAGACCGCGATCATGCGCCCGCGCACGTACAGCCCCTGCCCCTCGCGTAGCTCCACCTCGTCCCATAGGCCCATAGGCTGCCAGTGCTGCCACCAGAGCTGCGGGTTGGCCTTGAAGGTCTCCAGACTGTCGCGGAAAAAGGATGTATGGATGACCTCCTGTGAGCGGTCGACCTGCTCCGTGGAGGCCCAGCCCTCCACTTGGAGGGTGCTACGCCCCGCCGGCGTATCGGGGCCTTTGGTGGCCTTCAGTTCGCAGGCGACATTGACGGCCATCCTAGAGAAAGGCGTCTGGCGCAGGTCCTGCGGGTTAGCCGTGCCGGGCATAGCTACCAGCCTCCTCAAACGCAACAGGCCCACCTCAGAAAGAGGCGGGCCTGTAAGGGTCGGTTCGGATCTCGTGCTACTTCACGTATCGCGGCACCGTCGGTTTGGCGTGGCGCGGCACCGTTCGTTTGCGCGGTGGCTTTGGCGGGCGACGGTCGGCCATTACTCCAACTCCCCTAGTACCGGCGCCAGGGTGCAGCCGCAATTCGCCACGTCGCCTACCTCCATCGCCGGGTCACCGGGGCCATTGAAGCTTCCGGTCTCCAGGTCGAAGTTCTCATCGATGCCCACCACGACACCATCCATCGCCGAGTGCCAATCGCGCGCATTCGGCCCGCCACCGGATAGCCACTCCTTGCCGCTTGCGCCGCCCTGTTCGTAGCCATCCAGGGAGGCCTGATTCATCGAACTTCCGGTTTCGGTGCGGGCAACGGTCTCGGCATACTGCTCCTTGCCCTCCACCGCCCATTCCAGGGTTCGCTGGCGCAACTCCTCGACGGTCTCGCCATTCGCCAGCCCTTCGGCCAGGCTGTCGCGCAGGCGGTCCTGGGCGCTTTCCGCCACTGTCTTCATCTGCACACTGCGGTCCCGCAAGAAGGCCCGCGCCTGCGGATTGTCGAGCTTGAAAGTCAGCGCACTGCTCGCCGTGGCGATAGCCGATTCTCCGGCCCGGCGGTAGACGTCTTTCACAGCGGGGTCCAGCCGCAGCCGCAACTGCTTCGTTGCCTCATCCACATCGTACAGCAGCGTGTTCAGCGGCGGGTCCTTGATGCGGCCCGGCTGCAGGCCCTTCGCCTGCCCCGCCAAGTTGCCGAGGACTTCCTCCGATAGCTTGTCATACCAGGGAGCCTGCAAGGCCTTGAGCGCAGCCTCGTTTGCAGCCCGTGCGGCATTGAACTCCCGTAGAAGCTGCCGCCGTGCCTGCACGCTCAGGCGGCGTTGCTTGCCCTTGCGCACCCAGCGCGTCGCCGACTTGGCCGGTTGGTCTTCCTCGGGCACCGGCTCCTCGGTCTCTTCCTCGCCATCGGTTGCAGCCTCGGGGGCTGGTTCCTCTGCGGCCACGGGGGCGGGTTCCTGCGCGAGCGCCTTCTCGCCGGGATAGGCGAGTACGGTCTCGGAGAACGACCCCCATTTCGCGGTTCCCCAGTCGCCGCCCAGCGGGGGCAGGTCCAGCAGGTGCTCTCGGATTTCGTCGGTCGTCATGTGCGCCTGCAAGGATTGCAGCGCAGCGGCGACCTCGATGAAGTTGGTCTGCAGCGCAGCGATGCCCGTGGTCTCGAAGCGCACCCGGTACTGGTCGCCGTAAAGCGAGGTCACTTGCTCGTTGACGGCCGACTCGATCAGCCGCCAATACTGCGTGACCGTCGAGCCGTAGAACTCTCGCGCCTGTTGGTTGGCATTCGCGTAGCTGGCATACTCCAGGAGTCCGATCATGGCAGGGGGCACACCGAAGGCTGCCGCGATAGTCTCACGCAGCAGCTTGGGCAGCGCCGTCGCCGTGCCGGCGTCGATGTTTGCGCCCTGGACGATAGCCTCCAGGTCACCATCCAGCAGCAGGGGCCGCGAGCCACGGTGCTTCTGCCACTCGGTGATCGATGCCGACAGCCGCTGCTTCTGCTCCGGCCCGAGCGACGCCAAGGCCTTGAAGATGATCGAAGGCACCGCACCGTTGCGGAAGTAGGCCGCATTGAAATTGCCCGAGGCCGTGTAGGTATTGATCTCGGTTTCCACGGCCTTCAGGGGCGACTGGCCGTAGAGCATATCCCGCGCGCCGAAGAGCTTGAAATGCACGATCTCGGTGTCATCGAAGCTGGTCTCGTGGCCCTGCGCGTCGCGGACCTTATAGCCGCGCACCGACCCGGAGCGCCTTCCCTGACCGGCCTCGATGGTGACGGTTGTAGGTGGCAGCACCTGCAGGGCCGCCGGAAGACTGCCGGTACCGCGCAGCAGCAGCCAGTAGGCGTTACCGTGCAGCGCCAACCAGGAGGCTGTTTGCAGGCGCAACTGGTAGCCGTCATCATCCGTGTTCACGTACTCCAGCAGTTCGGTTAGCGGGTGGCCTTCGACCTCGGACCACTCGGCGCTACGCCCCGTGCCCTTGCGTTGCTCCACGATCATGGGCGCTTCGGCGACCGCATGACCGATGCGGTTGACGCAGGCGTATACCCAGGCGTTGAGCGAGTAGCCCTGCACATGCGTGCGGTCGGCCAGCAGCGGCGCATGTTCGCCGCCCACCAGCAGCGGCAGGAGTTGAGAGGATGCGGAAGCGGAGGTCAGGGCCTTTGCCATTGCCAAGGTCTCGCGCCGGTTTTGCAACCAACTCAGCAGGCCCATAGTCCCCTCCCGGTGGTGCCCTCGCGACTAGAGTACATAGGCCTCTACGGGCCGGTGAGCTAAGAACCCCATGACGCCGTAGCGCACGGGGTCCATGGCGTGATCGTTGACTTTCTCGGGCTGGTCTGCGCGCACCACCCCGTCTCGCGTCTGCTTCCAGCAGTAGCTGCCGAATTCGGACACCACGTGCACGCAGCACGATCTGACGTAGAGCGTATCATTTTGCAATCGCCCAGCAACGGCAGCGATGCCAGGTATTACTTCATTCAAGGCGCGCGTAGCAGGCACGCCTGCCCGCCGGAAGGCCGCGATATTGCCCGGCTCCGAGGGGTCGCAAAACCACTGCGCCACTTTGTACTGCCGTGTCAGGCGCGCTGCCTCTGCCGCCCACCATTCCACGGGCTGCTCCGTCTCGTAGACCTCATCGAGCACCCAGATACGGCCCTCAATATCCATCCCCAGCACCAATAGCGAGCCGGGGTTCGTCCATCCCCAGTCTACCGCGCCGATCACAGAGGCCCAGACGGTATCCGGCGGCGGCTCTGCCACGTGCCGCTCATCATCGAACTGCGGGTAGACCAGGCCCTCGAATGCCACGTACTCGCCCAGGGCCTCCTGCCGCCAGATAGGGCTGCCGACCCCGAGTTCGCGGTCGATGCGCTCGAAGTAGTCCTCCGGCAGACTCGGGTTGTCGCGGTTGAGCGCCCGGATTACCTCCAGGCCTTGGCGACTCTGCGACAAAAGGGAGTAGGTCCAGTGCGCGGTGCCCTTGGGCGTGAAAGTGAAAGCCACTTGGCGCGGCCCTTGCGGGTCGGACAGGCGGCCTTGGAGGTAGTTGTAGGCTTCGCGCGACCACAAGGCCACTTCATCGCCGACCGCCCAGCCGAGTGTCGCGCCCAGTAGGCTGCCGGGGTTGCTGGCCGTCCGTAGCAGTATGCGACCGCCGCCTGGTAGCGTGATCTCGTTGTCGCTCTTGTTCCACTGCCACGTGTGCAGCAGGCCCATGCTATCCGCAAGTGTGGTGAGTTCGGCTACCACCGCCTGCCGTAGCATCGGGTAGGAGGGTGCTACGATCATCCCCCGGCAATGCGGGTAAGCTTGCGCGAGCAGCAGGGCCTTCAGCGCCCCGGCCCAGGTCTTCCCTGCGCGGGCACCGCCCTGATAGACGACGGTGGCAGCGCGGCTGTCCAGGAAGCGCCGCTGTTTGGCGCTAGCGCGGATTGTGATCTGTCGCGGTGCCGCTACCATCGCCATCCTCGTAAGGTGCAATCACGATCTGCACCGGCGCGCCCTCGGGGCCGGAGACCTCGGCTTGCAGGCGGTCCTTGCGGCCCCAGCGTTCCGGGAACTTGCGCTCCAGCCACCATTCGGCGTGTTTCGGGTCGTTTGCGGCAGCCTTCATGATCAGCCCGACCGCCCGGATTTCCGCTGCTTTCTCGGCTTCGAGGACCTGCCGCCGGAAATCCACACTGCTCTGCGGTGTGCCCTTCTCGCCCTCGGCAAGCCAATCGCGGAAGGAGCTATCCGGGATGCCCGCCCAATCACAGGCTACATTGCGGAAGTTGCCGCCGCGCAGGGCCTGTAAGCACCGTGCCGCCTTCTCCTGCCCCTCGGGGGTTTCGAGCAGGCGCGGTCGACCTGCACCAGGGCGTTTGCCGCCCTTGGGCTTAGTCGCCGTCGACTTGCGTGGGGTCATGATTGGTCACCCTGCACTTGGCGCAACAAGGCACTTAGTTCGTCTTCAGGTGGTGGAGCTGCAGCCTCTGCTTCCGGCTCTGCTTCAGTCTCCTGCCCGGATAGGATAGCCGCCCGGAGTTTCATGATGTCTCGGATGATGACCGTGGTCTCGGGGAAGATGAAGTTTCTCTCCCGCTCGATCCGGCGGGCCGTCTCCAGCCGCTCGACTTCGACACCCAGCAGATACCGCAGAAACTCCTCTGGGGCGTCTACCGGCGGCGGATTAGGCGAGCACCCCGGCGCTGGCGCGCGCCTTTCCAGTCCGAGATGTTCCGGATTATCGGGTGGCATAGGGCATGGCACCAATCGCAGAGTATGAGCATGTTTTCGGGTGCAAACACGAGGGGGCTGTGTATCCGCGTCTCGCTGACCGGGATGATGTGGTGGACGTGCGTCGCTGGATAGCCGCAGAGTTCGCAGTGGTCGCCACGTTCAGCGCGGACGCGCCGGACCACCTGCTGGTAGCGTTTCAAGTCGGTGACGGCCATAGCTCAGCCGCCTGGTTTCACGGGGAAGGGTTCCCCTGTGGACTCGAGGACGGCGCTGCGCTGTGTAGCGTTCTGCCACCGGCGGACGGCGACGTCCACATAGCGGGGCTCAATCTCTATCCCGTAGCAGACGCGCCCCAACTGCTC